GCCCGACAGCACGAGCCATACGCACCAGATTCCCTGGGAGGGCGGTGGCAACGCGCACAACAACGTCCAGCCCTCGGTCGTCGTCAACTGGGTGATCTGCGTTGCGTCTGGCCCAGGGAACTTCGGGTGACCGCTTGGTTGCGAGCTCGAACCAGGTTAAAATAGAGTCGATCAAGAAGGAGCTGCGCCCATGAGCCTGCAACGGCCAACGCTACAAGGACAGAAGGGCTACAACCCGAAGGGCCTCGGCCCGGGAGTGAACCACCCCTACGGCTACTCCGCGGGCTACCGGGGCGGGCTGGTGAAGCACAACGGCCAGGACTACTTCTGGCTGAGCGAGGCGTCCGCGCGCAGCCTCGGTATCACCGTCAACGAGTCGAAGAACGTCTACCCGCCCAAGGCGGGGACGGTCTACCCCGTGGACAGCCCAGGGCTCGGCATCGGCGCCTACATTCAACTCGACTCGTCCACGCGCATGTACTTCTGGCACCTGGAGCGGCGCATCTACAACGCGCCCCGCCACCTGGAGCCGCGCGACCGGCTCGGCATCATGGGGAGCACCGGCTCGGCGACGAGCGAGATCCACCTGCACCTGGAGGTGCGGAAGGCCCCTTACCGCGACCAGGACCGTGTAGACCCGGAACCCTATTTCAAGGAGAAGCCCGTGCAGAATCCCCGCTCGCGTACCGTCCGCGGCTCAGTCCCGAAGGTGAACGGGCGCACTGCACCCACCACCAGCGCTGAAGTCCGTGGACAGGTGTCCGCGAACTACTCGATCGTGATGAACGCAGTACAGGCCGGTGAGCGCGTCACCGTGGACGGCGTGACGAGTACCCTCTGGTACCGCCGTTCCGCGGATAACCTCTGGTACGCGGGGGCGGCGTTTACGACGCGCTCCAACACCGGCCTGCCGGACGTCACGCCCAAGCCTCCGCCCCCGGCCCCGGCCCCCGAGCCACTGCCCCTGCCGGAGCTGGAGCCCGTGGAACCGGAGCCGGAGCCCGCGGAACCGGAGCCGGAGCCGATTGCGCCGGAGCCGGAGCCGATTGCGCCGGAGCCGGAGCCGATTGCGCCGGAGCCGGTCACGCCGGAGCAGGAGCAGGCCGCCGTGCAGCTCGCGCACGACCTCGTGACCGGGAAGCTCGAGACTGGCTCGATGGCCATCAGTCGGATTCGCACCCTGACCCCGCTCTTGGCCGGGCCAGTCATCGCGATCCTCGTCACCAACTTCCCCTCGATCGCGGACCTCCTGACTCAGGCTGCTCCCGGCTGGGAGGAGTTGATCACTGCCGGTCTCTCGGCCGCGCTCGGCTTCGGGTACTGGCAGCTCGCCCGCTGGCTCGGGAACCGCTGGCCCTTGGTCGAGAAGATCATGCTCGGCTCCAGCAAGCACCCCGTCTACCTGCCCCCGGCGGACTGATGTTCAACTGGATCAGCCTCCTCTTGGAGGACATCACCGCCATGCAGGTCGCCGCGTGGATCGCTCTCGTTATCGGACTCACCATCCTGGTACGGAAGATCTGGCGACCTCTCAAGCGTCTCATCAAGCTCACGGACGCTCTCTCCGAACTGCCCGAGTTCATCCCCACCCAGCGCGTGGAGATGCAGGCGCTCCGCCAAGAGGTCCGCGAGATCCACCACGAGGTCCACTACAATAACGGCTCGTCCGTCAAGGACGCCGTGGGCCGGATCGAAACGGGCGTCGCGAGGATGCACGAGAAGTTCGAAGATCGGCTCCGTGAGATCGATGAGCGAACCCAACCGAACCCCCTCCGAAAGGACTCTAAATGAACACCGAGAACTACGACTCCGTGGACGGCATCGTGTGCCCCATCGATCCGCAGGAAGCGCTCCTCTGCGAGAGCTGCCAGTAGGCACCCCGTTTGGCCCCGTCGCGGGGCATAATGGAGATAGCCAGTAACTAGAAGCGAGGCGCAGATGTCCATGCCGTCCCCGACCTCCAAGGGAGGGTGGTTCACGAGCGCGCTCAACCAGATGCGCGGGCAACGGGCTGCACAGTCCGTTGCCCCGCAGCAGGTGCAGCGCGGCCAGGGCGCGCCCGCGTCCGACGAGGGGCGAGGGTTGATCGGCCTCCTCACGAACGCCCCCGCCTGGGTAGAGCGTCAGCGAGAGTACACGCAGGAGCAGACTCGTCGAGAGCAACAGCAGGCGGTAGGGCTCCGAGAAGAGCGAGATCGCACCGCAACTTCGGAGGCTGTCAATGCTCGTGACCTCTTCACCAGTGCTCTCGGCGAGGGGAACAACGAGTGGCGCGAGCTCTCGGCGGAGGAGTACTACGGCCTCAACCCCGCGCAGCAGGCGGCGATCGACGCGAACACCCTCCTCCGCACCGCGATCGAGGCCGACCTGGCGGGGAGTGGCTCGGGGGATGCCGATTACCACGCACGGGTAAACCGAATCTTCGGGGAAGAGGGCGGGAGCGACACCTACGCTCCTCGCACGATCGCGGCGCTCGAGCTCCTGGGTTACGAGTCGCCGGTGAACGACCTCGACAACTTCCTGAACACGAGCGCCCTCGTGAACGATCGCGACCTCGCGCTCGTCGAAGACCTCACGACCCCGATGCTCAACTACTCGGGGTCGGCAGGACCCCAGCTCCAGGACCCTGAGGAGGCCCGTCGCCACACCGCAAACAGCCTGGCCCGCGGCGCTAGCTCGGCGCTGAGCGAGACGCTGGCGCGAGGGCAGACCCTCCTCAACCACCTGCGCACCGTGGATTCTGACCTGTTCGGCATCCCCGACGCTCTCCCTCCGGGCTTCAACCCCGCAGTTGGCGGTGACATGCCGCGCCTCATGGACACGCTGTATCACGGTGCGCTCATGGACGAGTTCACTGATAACAACCAGTTCCGAGTCTTCGTGGACGAACTCCAGTCCACCTACCAACTCCGCAATGAGGACATCTACCAGTACCTCGACGCTCGCCTCCGTAGCCAGGCTCGACAGGGCTTCCCTGAGGGTGCACTGGACGAGGCGACCTTCCGTAGCCGCTGGTTCGAGGGAGGCAACTAATGTTCGGCTGGCTCGAAGACCTGCTCCGCCCCGCCGCGGCCAAGATCGCGGCACCCGCCTCTGACTGGAACACGGCGCCGATTTCGCGGCACCCGAATACGGCTCCTGGTAGTAAAGCTAGTGGCAAGACTACAGGCGGTACTCTCGGCTGGTTTGATCCCGGTAACGGGAAGTCCGGGAGCGTCCTCTCCAACGGGACGCCCCTAGGCGGCGGCGGCGGGGGCTGGGACGCGACGCTCGCGGCAGCGAACGCAGCAGGCCGCGCCGCGTCCCAGCGGCAGAACGACAACACCCGCGCCCTCGCGGACGCCCAGTTCAAGCTGCTCTCCAGTTTCGCCTCGCAGCGCGACTCCAAGCTCGGGAACATCCAGCGAGCCCTCGACACCTCTGACGCGGTACTCCTCGGGAACTACGGGACTGCGCTCGGCAACCTGCGCGGGAGTCTCTCCGATAACGACAAGGCTGAGTCCGACGAGTCGTTCTCGAACATTGCGAACGCAGTGCGCGAGCGCAGTGACCTGCTCTCCCAGGTCTCCTCGCAGGGAGCGGGGGAGACGGACGTGCTCCGCGCTCAGCTCCAGTCGCTCCGCAACTACAACGCGAACCAGAGCGAGATTAACCGGGCGTTCTTCGACACTCTCCGCTCGGTGAACACGTCGATCGACTCGCTCAACCGAGACACGGGGACTAGCCGTGCGAACCTCTGGCAGCAGGCGGAGGCGGACCGCGAGCAGGCGATGGCGAACTACAACAACCAGATCGCCGACACCTGGACCCAGATCCTCAACATCGAGAACGCGAACACGAACGTCAATAGCGACTCGAGCGTGGCGTACAAGAAGAAGTACGGCAGCGCTGCCGACGAGGCCGCGAAGGCAGCCGCGCAGTCTTACGAGCGACAGGGACTCCCGTCTAACTGGCTGAACTGGGCGGGCCGGGGGAGTGCGGAGGAGCGTGCCCTGGCGAGCTCGAACCGCGCCGCGACCGTCAACCTCGGCGTCCCCCTGAAGGCGCCGGAGGGCGCGACCCTGAGGAACTGGTGAGGCTATGAACCCCGACGTAACTCTGACCCTGCGGGACGCGGTGGACGAGGTCCTCGGCCTCCTCACGGGGTTGGACCTGTCCTACCACCACCAGGTAGACCGCTTCCGCGCGGTCACTCGGCAGATCAACCGCGCCCTGCGCGCCAACGCCCTGGAGAAGAACTGGAGCTACTACAGCTCTCTTGAGGACGTGGGTCTCGTACACGCGGGGGACCAGTCTGTGGAGCTCCGCCCCACGGTGCGCCCTCGCCTGATCAACGACGACGCGGTGCGCCTGGTCGCCAAGGACGGTCAGCCCGTTGTCTGGGCGTACTTCCTCCCCCGAGACGCGCTCCACAAGTACCCGGACCGGCGAGGTCTCTGGGTCGCACACACCCGCTCCACCCTGCTCTTCTCGCGCCCGTTCTACCGGCACGAGGACGGGCTGCGGATCATGGTGCCCGTGATGCGCGAGCCTCGGATGTTGCGGATCCCCGTGTTGACTGATGGACACGGCGACCCGCTCCCGCCGGACGAGGAGATCCTCGACCAGCCGGTGGACTTCGACTACCCTGACGTGATCATCCTGCGAGCCGCGTTCTACTACGCGCAGACGGACCCGATCATGCAGCCCCGCGCGCAGATGCTGGAGGCCCAGTACAAGGACTTGATGTACCAGCTCGTCTCGCGCGAGGACGAGCACACGGACGCGCCGTACCTCAACGACTTCTTCCTGCCGATCCAGGGTGACCTTCGCGGCGGGAGTGGCGCTCAGTGGGGGACGCGCCACCCGCACTCCGACGAGCGAGGCTAACGATGGCGCAGCCGAAGGGGCCTGCAGCTCCGATCGACCGCCCCCTGGCGAAGGCCTATCTTCGCGAGTTCAAGGGGTGGAGCACCGCGTACTCGCCGGGGCTGAGTGACCCTACGAGCCTGCGGATTATGGAGAACGTCTCCATCACCCCTGAGGGAGCGGCCCGCGTGCGGCCCGCCATCCGTTCCGTCTTCACCGAGAACGTATGGCTGAACACCACTTACTCCGCGCAGATGGTCGGCGGGTTCGAGCACTTCTTCCTCAACGACGGGACGAAGGCGCTCCTCTTCGCGGCGCGCCTGAGCACGGGAGTCGTGGCCTTCAAGGTCGCGGTGTACAACAGTGCGACGGCGCGCTACGATATCCGTAACCTCACGGACGCGGGGGTGGACTTCGCGATCCCGCAGGGCGAGGCGACCCTGAACTTCTCGAGTGCGACCACGTTCGTCAAGTACCTCCAGATCGACAACAAGATTTTCGCGCTGAGCAATGCTGGCGAGGCACTGCGCCTCTTCAACGTCGGAGCGGATAAGCGCGCCAAGCGGATCACTCCGATCACAGTCCCCGACTGGGACTCGGGTGACGCGCTGACGGTGGTCCACCCCGACGCAGCGTGGATTAACTCGGCGAGCAAGACCACCATTCCGGCGGCGGAAACCCCGACCGCGGACACCCTGATCCAGGGCGGCTCCTCGCCGACGAACGAGTTCAGCTTCGGGTACTACTACACCTTCGAGAACGAGGTGGGGGAGAGCGCTGCGAGTCAGACTACGATCGTAAAGGCGAGTCGCGGCTGGAGCCAGTGGCGCTTCTTCGCGCCCGACTCCAGCGGCAACCCCACGACTACCAGTGTCACCGACCCCAAGATGGCGATGGATCAGCTCGTGGCGATCCTCCCTCAGGCGGTCTTCGACGCTGCGATCCTCCAGGGGGCCGTGCGCTGGAACCTCTACATGTTCACCTGGAGCGACCAGGCGCCCGTCCCGCCCGAGGGCGTCCTGGTCGGAACTCGTGACCTGACGGAGAGCCCGACCCGCGAGACCCACGGGTGGATCCAGAATACTGCCGCGATCGACGTGAGCTCAGTGAACTCTCCGCTCCCGACCGCAGAGAACCGGTTCAACTACTCCGATCCCTCCAACGCAGGGCAGGGTCTCGTGGCGGGTGATCGGCTCGTTCTCGTGAACGACCGACAGGACGGGGCGCTGATTCGCTGGAGTAGCAACCAGGTCGGGGAGTACACGAACTTCTCACCCTCGCGCGGAGGCGGTTTCAAGACTCTGACGAGCGGTAACCTCCACATCCCGGTCAGCGTGAAGCTCTGGCAGAACCCGCAGTCAGTGGACACGATCACGATCCTCTGCTCCGGGGTAGACGGGTACTCGACCGCCTACTACATGGCCCCCGCGGAGGTCACGGGGCAGAGCGGCTCGACCGTCATCATGGCCTTCGAGGAGACTACTGCGACCCCTGGGACTGTGAGTCCCTACGGTGTCGAGGTGCTCAACAACGCACTCTACCACCCGCTCGACACCGAGCTCATGAAGAGCACGGCGAGCAACTACAACATCAGTCACACGACGATGACGGACGACATCGCGAACAAGTGGCTCTGGCTCCTCGACAAGCACAAGATCGTGAGCAGCCAGTACGACAACAAGCTGTACTACCTCGTGCACAATCCTGAGGGCCGCCCCCTGGAAGAGGGCTGTAACGGGAACGAGGTCTGGGTCTACGATACCTCTAGTGAGAGCGGGACTTGGAGCCGCTGGCTCGTCCAGGGGATTGCGCTCTCTAAGCTGGAGGTCGGAGGTCGCCTCCACATGGCGATCGCTAAGCCTGAGGCGATCTTCGTCTTTGACGATATCCTCGCCCTCGACGACTGCAGCACTCGACCCGACGGTCGTGCGATCCCCTGGCAACTCGAGACGAACACGCAGGGCGTGAACCGTGCGCACGACGCCTGGGCGCACCTCCAGCAGGTCAGCCTACACCTGGGTGACTTTCAGGGGACGTTCGAGTATGGCATCCGCGGCTGGGACGTGAACGGCAAGCCCGTGGAGATTAGCAAGATCTGGCACCAGATGCAAGACCCGCCCCTCGAACCGAACCCGATGCCCTACGACATCGAGGACTTCCTGCGAGTCGCTCGGGACCTGCGCGAGTGGTTCTTCTTCGCCCGCTCGCGCGAGGACGAGCTCGGTGAGCCACTCGGGAGTCACGGGCAGATCAACCTGGTACAGTACCGCTTCACTCAGGCGAGCGTCAACGTGGGCTACGAGTTCGGCTCGGTGCAGACGAACGAGTATTACCAGGCGACCCTCGGAGGTACGACCGCCTACGACAACGGGATCCCGTACTCCTACATCGACGTGCGTCGCCCCTAGTTGCGCGACCCGTCGCAAACCCGCTATAATCGTAGTTAGGCACTTTACCCTACCTACGGAGGCACACATGGGGCAGGCTGACAAGGCGGCTCTCTGGCGGGAGTTGAAGGAGGCCGGGGTCGAGTTCCCCCTCCACTACCGCGAGTACACGACTGACGAACTCCTCGCGATTCGCAACAAGCTCGTCGCGGAGAACGACGCGGGGGATGGTGAGGCGGCGCCGGAGTCGCGCCACTACCTGCCGCAGGATCTCCCGCGGTCCGACGAGGCCGACGAGTTGGCGGGGCTCCGTCAGAACACGCACTCTGCCGACGAGCCAATCCGCGTGGACAGCAACGGGCTGATCTGGTACCAGGACGAGGTTCGCAAGGCCGCCTTCGCGAAGCCGCGAGGTCGCCGCCTCCTCAAGTACCGGAACACCGGAACCAAGTCCGTCACCGTCAAGTCCGGCGACTACACGGAGACCTTCGAGATGCCGGGGGAGGGGCGAGGGATCAGCGAGGCGCGGATCACTCTCCCGTCGCACCAGGAGGGTATCTACCGCGACCCCAAGCTCCCGTTCCGCATCTACGTCTACAACGATCGGCGGGGCTTCGACTTCTTCGAGGTGCAGGCGTTCTACGGGGGCGAGGACCTCGTCCCGATCGAGATCAAGCGGGTCTACGTCGGCAGTATTCTCTGCTACGACATCCGTACTACCATCCGGGCTATCCAGAGCGAGTACCGCGAGCGCGTGCTCCAGAAGGGCAACTGACCATGACCGACATTCAGAACGAAAACGAGACTCTCTCGGAGGCCGAAGAGGCTCTCATGAACGAGTTCCGCGAGGCGCTCGAGACCCCGACCCTGACCCTCCTGGACACCTGGAGCAATCTCCTGGGGAACATCGAGGGGGAGCGCGAGAGCCGAGTCAGTCCCGCCCTCGCGAACAAGATCACGACCGTGTGGCCGAAGATGTCCTTCCAGGACGTTCCGCGCTACTTTGCGGCGTACTACGACCACATGGAGCTGCTGCGCGAGGACCTCCTCGACATCATCGCGGAGAACCCGGAGGCGCTTGAGCACGTCGAGGACGACATGGAGTTCAACCACGAGCTCTATCTCGAGCTGCTGTACCGCTGGCAGGTGCGCATCGGGATCTGGGAGCACGAGTGGGACGCCGCGGCCGAGGACTCGCACATCAGCATCGCCGCCATCGCGGACTCGACCTCGTTCTTCGTCGGTCCGCAGGGGCTCGTCGAGCACCTGACGGCGGCGGGCTTCAACTTCACTGACGAGGAGCGCGCCGCGCTGGAGCAGCGCCTCGTGGAGGCGCGGGAGGCGCTGTGATCGACGATGACGAAGGAACCACGACTGAGGGCGTCGAGCTCTCGCCTAGCCCTGACTCAGCGTTTTCGGCGCTCATGGACATCTTGGCGCCTGAAGAGGGTTCAGAAGGCGCGGGAGAGGGCGGAGGCGAGACTGACGCTCCTGGACTCGGAGGTCCGGCACATCCTGCTCCGGCAGAAGGAGCTGGAGCAGACGATGGCGGCGCTGCAGCACCGGCTGACGGAACTGAGCCCGAGCCCGGAGGCAGCGATCCTGCCAGCGGAGCCCCCGCCGAGCCCGGAGCTGGCGCAACTCCTGCGTGGGAAGCCGACGCTGCCAGTTATGATCAGAACTGGGCCGACGTCCTCGGAGGACTAGAGACTCGGCAGTCAGAGGAGTTCCAGGCCAGTTCGCTCGCAGAGGTGCAGACGGAGTACCCTAAGTACTTCGACGCCCTCCAACAGCACCCGCGGATGCTCGTCAACAAGGAGGTCCCTAGCCTCACCGGAGAGGGGATGGAGCGGCTCCGCGACTCTGCCGACGCCGCCGAGTGGCAGGAGGCCGTCAAGCTGCACCTGCTGCAGGAGATCAAGGACCGCACCAGTCGCAAGATGGACGACGTGCGCCCGATGATGGAGACCCTGCACTCGGCGGTCAAGCTGTTCCAGGACAACTCCGATCTCGTCCCCGGCGCGAAGCAGTTCGACCAGGAGCTCGCAGAGCGCTTCGTCACGATGGCGGCCCCGTACGAACTGCGCGTGGAGGGCAAGCTGAGCGGGTACACGATCCCGGTGCAGCCGCTCGTCAACCAGATCCGCTCCGAACTCGCGGCCCAGCGAGGCGCGGCGGCGGTGACTCCGACGGCACAGCAGCAGCGGGCAGCCGAACAGCAGCGTACCCCGCAGGGTCAGTTCGCAGCTCCCGCCGAGGTCGCTCCGCAGGCGGGGATCCCGAGCAAGGCAGGGGGCGCTGCGGACGAGCCGGAGGACTTCTCCACGCTCTTCGGCACCATCGGACTGCCGGGACTGCGGATCTAGCATGGACTTCGGAGGCGCGCCACCCCCGGGCAAAGCAGGGATGGGTTGGGAAGTGATTCTCGGCCTCGCCCTCGTGGGGGTGGCGCTCCTTCTCATGACCCCGCTCGGCGACTTTATCTTCGGAGGCTAGGATGGCACAGTTCCCGGTGTTCTACCGACCCCGCCCGTACCAGGCGGAGCTCCACCAGATGTGGCGCAACAAGCGGATTGGGATCGCGGTCTACCCTCGCCAGTCGGGGAAGGACGTGGCCATGAGCATGGAGATGTGCGAGCGACGCCTTCGCTTCCCGAAGACGACGGGCGTGTACATCTCTCTCGACAACCCGATGATCCGCGACATCCTCTGGGACAAGACGTACCTCGATCCTGAGAGCCGACAGCACGTCCAGATGCTCCAGGACAACGTGCCGACCGACCTCGCGGACTGGAAGAGCACGGTGATGGAGGGGCGCTTCGCGAACAAGAGCCGCCTGAAGCTCCAGGGCTACTTCCAGTCCGGGCGAGACAAGAACGGGGTGGGCACCTCGTTCCAGGACTACGCGTTCACGGAGCTCGCGCTCTTCACCCGCGAGGACCCGATCCCTCGGCTGATGCCGATCATCTCAGGGGAGCACGAGGACAAGAAGCTGATGGTGGCGAGCACCCCGCGAGGCCGCCGTCGCAACCCTCTCTGGTCGCTGATCGACGACAACCGGCACAATCCCGAGGTGCAGGTCATCACGCGAACGATCGACGACCTGAACGCGATGATGCAGAGTCACGGGCTAGCCCCCGTGCGCACGCAAGCGCAGCTCGAGCTCGATCGCGAGTACTACTTCCGCAAGTTCGGCAACGATCGTATGTTCGAACAGGAGTACTACGTCTCCTTCGACGAGATGGACGCCGCCGCGGTGTACGGCGAGGCGTACATGAAGCTCATCTCGGAGAAGCGGAACACGCCGTTCAACCTCGACAGTCGGCACCCCGTGTACGTGGCCTTCGACATCGGGGCAAGCGGGCAGCACTCTGACGCGACGAGCTGGGTCGCGTTCCAGTGGTTCAACGGGAAGCTCTTCCTGTACGACTGCGGCGAGGGGCACGGCAAGGCCCTGCCCGAGTACGTGGACGACCTGCAGCAGAAGCACTGGTTCCCCCGCCTGCGGCAGATCATCCTCCCGTGGGACGGCGAGCACCACGAGAAGGCGGTCAACACGACCCCGGCAGACATGATGCGAACCCGGTTCCCGAACGTCGCGGTCCTTGCGAAGAGCAACAAGGTCTGGCGAATCCCTGGCGCGCGCCAAGGGGACTACGACATCATCACGGACATCCAGCAGGTGCGGATGCAGCTCTACAACACGATCGTGAACCCGGAGAACTGCGACTGGCTGCTCGAGTGCCTGGAGAACTACAAGTACGAGTTCAACAACAAGCTCCAGGAGTGGAGCGGGCGCCCGCTGCACGACAAGTACTCGCACATGATGGACGCCCTGCGCTACGCGGTCCAGGCCACGAAGGAGCTGGACTTCTTCAACGGCGAGTTCTTCGACCAGGGCGGCGGGCGGCAGTCGAGCGTGAGCTACGAGGAGGACTGGACAGGAGTGTGGGCGCGATGAGCCGAAGTAAGACCATCACCGAGGCGCTGAAGTACGTCTCGAACCACCCGCAGCCCTCTACAGACGACATGACTCAGACCCCTACCTGGGAACTGGTCGGGCGACGCCTCTTCGAGATCGCGAACAACCCGGACGTGAAGGTGCGCGGCTCGATGGCGCGCGCCACCCGGGCACAGAAGATCATCCTAGATCGCCTGGTCGGAACTCGTCGGGCCGGGACGCACCCCGCCCAGGTGAAGAGCGATGAGATTGACTTCGTTGATCTTACCGTAGGAGTCCTAGACCCGAACCTCGTGGGAGACGGTGAAGATGAGTAAGGCAGTAGCACGGAAGCCAGGGACCAACTTCCGCAAGGAAATCCCTGAGGCTCACCGCGCCAGCCTGGACACTCGCCTCCGGTGGCTCTGGAACCAGCGCTTCGGGACGATCCAGTCGATCTGGAAGGACAGCCCGGACGTGCAGGACAAGATGGCCACGACCATCATGCTGCAGGCAGTCTGGGCGGCGGACCTCGAGGCGATCAGTCTGCTCTTCCGTCGGTTGGAGGGTGGGGCTGTGGACGACGAGACTGTCCTTCAGCAAGAGTCGCTTCGTATCTAGCGACCGCCCGGCGCGCCTTGGTACGCCGCCCGTCGTCGGCGAAGTCAGGTCCCGTCACCGGCATGACTCGCTGTTCGAGCGGGAGGAAAGGCGGGAGCGGTGGCTGACGGCGCCACCTGCTCACCGAGCTGTACTGCGATCCCGAGCGGCCCATCAGGGGTTCAGGGTACCCTCAGCGTACTCCGCGTAGAGGGTCAGGGTCATCGGGCGGTGGCGGCGGATGTAGTAGCCCGCGGGGACACGGTACGCGTTGGTCGTCTTGCGCCCCATGATGTAGGTGACGTAAGACTTCCCGAAGTAGAACCGGAGGATCTGGTTGAGCTTGCGCAGGTCTGGGCTA